TCCAATCAAAGACGGTAAAAGCAAAGTAACACCAGATCCAAAAAAAATATCATCAGCAGCCATCAAAAATCTCCCGGCTCTGGTCTCTAACCCCATGGAAGAATTTGCCACTAGCACAGTGTTATGGACCTTGGCAGCACTGACTCCTCAGCAGTTTAATAATCCTGCATCCTATAGAAACAGCACCAGTGAACTGAAAAATATTGTGTTTAGTTCTGGTGGAAGGTTTGATGATCAACGTGTGAATACTAAATTCGGCGCACCAGAATATTTTATTAACAATTTTGTGATGAACTGTATCATAGGCGCAAATGAAAAAACCGGAAACAGCAACTCAATAAAATTTACCTTTGACATTATAGAACCTCAATCCATGGGACTGCTGTTGCAGAGCATGCAGAACGCGGCAATCAAAGCAGGATACCTCAGTTATCTTGATAATTGTCCCTATGTATTGAGAATGGACATCAAAGGGTTTGATGAACTAGGGGTAGCCATCAGTTCAATAAAACCAAAGTTTTTTGTGATGAAATTGGTCAGCATGAAATTCACAGTAACGGAAGCAGGATCCAACTACAAGGTTGAAGGCATACCATATAATCATCTAGCATTTTCAGATGTCATAAACACTACCTACAATGATTTAAAAATCGCCGGAGATCCTAGAGGTAAAGGCATAGTTGAGGAAGTTCTACAAACCAGTCCAGACGGATTGACAGCGGTGCTTAACCGAAACGAAGAAGAATTAAAAAAAGTAGAACGCATATCTTTTACAGACAGGTACGTGATTCAATTCCCTGAAATCAGTAGTGCATGGTATTCGTCTGGAGGAAAAAAAGAAAAAAGAAGTTCAGCCACAGTAAATCCTCTAGAAGAAGAAAATGAAGGAGACATCGCACTATTTGGATCAGGAGTGCAGACAGTAACAGATCCAGGCAATCTGCCAAAAAATGCCATAGGTACTTCTAGTCTGGGATTTGATCAACTGAGAGGTGGCGCAAATATTTTTAAACGTGCCGGAGACAGCATAGATGAAAAAACAGGACTGGTCAAACGTGATGGCATGACCATTGATCCCAAGCAACGAGCTTTCCAGTTTGGCCAAGGACAATCTCTTACTGCTATTATGAATCAGGTCATACTGAGTTCTAAGTACGCCTTTAATGCCATAAATGAAAAGCCCAGTCCTGAAGGATATATCTCATGGTTCAAGCTAGATGCACAGATCGAACTGTTAGAATACGATCCATTAATCGGAGATTACGCCAAAAAAATCACCTATCGTGTGGTGCCATACTACATACATCAAAGTATATTTTCAAATGCCAGTGCAGCACCGATAGGTTATCATCAGCTGATGAAATCAGTGGTAAAAGAATATCAATATATCTATACCGGCCAAAATGTTGATGTCACAAGATTTGACATAGAAATCAACAATTTATTCTATACCGGTGCTAATCCCAAAGAAGAAAACAGTGCGGGGAAAACCTCTCTCCAAGATCAAAAACCAGCTGAAAGACTCAATGCAAACACAGGCACAGGCCAAGGAAAAGCTCCAGCCTCGCAGGCCGCACAGTTGGGTAGAGCAAGACCAAGACGAGATCCAAGGCTGTTGAAAGGATTCAAGGGCGGCAGCGATGATAAAACCGTAGAACAAAATATTGCAGAAAACTTTCAACAGGCGTTCCTCAGCGGCAACAGTGCTGACATGGTCACAGTTAATCTAGAAATCATGGGAGATCCATATTGGATCATAGACAGCGGAATTGCCAACTATTTTGCAGATGCTCCTTCTTCTACCAGTCAGATAACCAACGACGGTACGATGAACTATGAAAGTGGCAACATATACATCTATCTAACATTCCTAACTCCGACCGATATTAATGAAACAACTGGACTGTATGATTTTTCGCAGGCAGGCAAAGAAAGTCCATTCGGCGGCATATACCGAGTAGTGATGTGCGAAAACACCTTTGTGGACGGGCAGTGGAAACAGAAACTCAGATGTATTAGGATGCCAGGACCGCAAGGACCAGAAATCACCGAAGAAGACAAAACAGGTACAGTTACACCAACAGATGCCGGAGCCATAGAAATCAAAGAACAGGAAGCACCCAAGACCAGCCCCATAGAAGATGGTAATCCCACTACCCAATTAGCCTCCACTAACGGAACACAGAATTCTAACACAGACGGCACATCTAAAACTAAAACCACCAGCAATCAAGCACCACCTAGAACAGGTTTTAAATATTACAGAGATCTAGGACAAGGATAATAAATGGCAGAATTAGGAAGACCATCAGCAGAAGGTGAAGGAAAATCAGGGGGGCTTACTCAAGGTATATATCTTGCTAGGGTGATCAGCCATCTCGATCCTACATTTATGGGAGCTCTAGAAGTTACTCTGATAAAAGATCAAGGCAATGACCCCGGCGATGACAGTCAGCTACACATAGTAAAATACGCACCGCCTTTCTTCGGATACACGGGGTTTGAATACATGGGCAAGAATGACGGCACACAATCTACTCTAGAAGGATTTAACGACACCCAGAAGAGTTATGGCATGTGGTTCGTTCCACCGGATGTGGGAGTCAATGTGTTGGTGTTGTTCGTGGACGGAGACCCTAGCCAAGGCTATTGGTTTGCCTGTGTGCCGGGTCGATATATCAACAACATGGTACCTGCTATTGCCGGATCTAAGATCAATGCCTTAGATTCTGCTGATAAAACAAGATATGGCAATACTAAATTGCCACTGCCTGTGGCAGAAATAAACAAACGTATCAATGGTGAGAAACAAGAAATAGATCCAGAAAAAATTCCCAGAGTTGTACATCCTATCGCTGATAGATTTCTAGAACAAGGATTGCTAGAAGATGATGTTCGTGGAACATCGTCATCATCGCCTAGAAGAGAACTGCCTGGTATGGTATTTGGCATTTCAACCCCAGGGCCAGTAGATCGTAGAACCAATGCAAAAAAAGCAGTGATAGGCAAAAAAGACAGCAAGTCTGCACCACTTCCTATCAGCAGACTCGGCGGCACACAATTAGTTATGGATGATGGGGATGACAGATATCACAGAGAAAAAACTGCTGCAGAAGGCCCAGTAAAATACGTTGATCTGCTAGATCCGGAAGTTCAGCGTAGAATTTCACAAGGTGAGCCTACGGTGCCTTACAATGAATATTTCAGAGTGAGGACTAGAACCGGACATCAGATACTGTTACACAACAGCGAGGATTTGATCTACATAGGCAATGCCAGAGGCACTGCTTGGATTGAAATGACCAGCAATGGTAAGATAGATATCTATGCTCAAGACAGCGTTAGCATACATACCGGTACCGATCTCAACATACGTGCTGACAGAGACATTAATTTTGAAGCGGGCCGTAACATGAATTTTAGAACAGAATCAGGCAAATGGCATGCGGAAATAGCCACCGACATGGAGTTCTTGATCAACAACGATGCCAAGCTCACCGTGGGAGCTAACAGTGATATCCTAGTTGGGGCCAAACTCAAGATTTCAGCCAACAATGATATGGATATAGCTACCAACACAGAACTCAAAGTTTCTGCTACCGGAGATATCAGCCTAGGTTCCACATCCGAACTAAAAATGAATGGCGCAAAAATCAATCTCAACGGACCTAACAATGCTGAAACTGCTGAACCAGCAGATTTTGTTAGACCCTACGATCTCAGAGACAATGTAGCAACTAGCACCACAGCAGGGTGGGCCAAGAGATATCAGTCAGGCATAGTGAAGAGTTTTATGAAACGAATTCCTATGCACGAACCTTGGCCTCTGCATGAGCATCTAGCTCCTGCACAACTTACTCCTGATAACACAGATAGGGACGTTTAGTCATGGCAAATCAACTGTACAATCAAAAATCAGTGGCCAATACCACAGCGGTTACAACAGAAAGTCAGGGTGTATTTTTATACAAAGGCTTTGACAGCAAGCAGAGTTCTAAGAATTATAGACTCTATGATATTGATTTGGTCAAACAGGATCTGATCAATCATTTCTACATCCGTAAAGGAGAGAAACTAGAAAATCCAGATTTCGGCACAGTGATCTGGGACATGCTGTTTGAAAATTTCACCGAAGACGTCAAGCAGATTATCGCCAAAGATGTTGAAGCCATAATAAATTATGATCCGAGAATCTCAGTTAATACTGTTACCATAGACAGCACAGATCAAGGAATTCGCATACAGGCCGACATAGTGTACATTCCTTTCAACGTAAATGAACGCATGACCTTTGATTTCGATAAAGCCAATAACATCATAATATGACCAGTTTATTTTATAACATAAATATTGGCATAGGGACTTGAAATGACCACTACCAGCAGACAAAATAATCTTATTCTAAACCAAGACTGGACTAGAATCTATCAGACATTTAGAAATGCTGATTTTAAATCATACGACTTTGAGAATCTGCGCAGGGTCATTATTACATATCTGCGTGAAAATTATCCCGAAGATTTCAACGACTATATCGAGTCATCTGAATATCTAGCTCTAATCGATGCAGTGGCATTCCTAGGGCAGAGTCTAGCATTTCGCATTGATCTAGCCAGCAGAGAAAACTTCATTGAACTGGCTGAGACCAAAGAAAGCGTGTTACGTATTGCTCGCATGCTCAGCTACAATGCCAAGAGAAACATAGCTGCTAAAGGTCTATTAAAATTTACTTCGGTATCTACTACAGAAGATATTGTAGACAGCAACGGTAGAAATCTCGCACAGCAAATAATTAGTTGGAATGATCCCACCAATACCAATTGGTTAGAGCAGTTTATCTTAGTGCTGAATTCTGCCATGGCAGATAACACAGAATTCGGCCGCAGCCAAGGTTCGGCCACTATCCAAGGCATACCTACAGAACAGTATAGATTTAGAACCACCAGCACAGATGTGCCTATATATAGTTTCAGTAAAACTGTGACAGCCAGAGGTATGCTGTTTGAATTAGTTTCCACAGCATTTAAGAACAGCGAAAACATCTACGAAGAACCGCCAGTGCCCGGCAACCAACTGGGGTTTGTGTATAGAAACGACGGAACCGGACCAGCAAGTCCTAACACAGGATTTTTCTTGATGTTTAAACAAGGCACACTGGCTCTAGCTGATTTTGGCATAGGTGTTCCGACGCCTAATGAAAAAATCGCTATCGATGCTGCTGATATCAACAACGACGATGTGTGGTTATTTTCATTAAACAGCGCAGGCGCACAGTTAGAAGAGTGGACTAAGGTGTCTACATTGGTGGGCAACAACATAGCCTACAACAGTGTAGAACAGGATATAAGAAACATATATGCAGTCAACACCAAAGAAAATGACACAGTTGATCTGGTGTTCGCCGACGGAGTCTACGGTAATCTACCACAGGGATCTTTCAGGGTATTTTATAGAACCAGCAACGGCTTATCATACACCATCAGTCCCAATGAACTGAGAGGAATAAACATCGGTATCAGTTATTTCAATAAATCAGGTGTAGAGCACACACTGACAGTGGGACTGGCTCTTCAGTCCACAGTGGCTAACTCAGCTGCAACTGAAAGCATAGATTCGGTGAGAACCAATGCTCCTGCGGTCTATTACACGCAGAATCGCATGATCACGGCTGAGGATTATAATCTCGCACCATTGAGCAGCAGTCAAAATATAGTCAAGATAAAATCAATCAATAGAACATCCAGTGGTATCAGTAGAAATTTTGATATCATTGATGCATCTGGGAAATATTCCAGCATCAATGTG